ACAATTTTTAAATCCTTTTTTAAGATTAACCAGAAAAGAAAAAAATAAAAAAATAATTAAACTCAAAAACCATGAATAAAACTAGAGAACAAGATGTTACCAAATTTGAATTCCTTTTGACATTGGAAAATAACATCATTTGTCAAAGGTATTTTAATGTAAAGAATTATAATCCAAATGGCCCTAATTCGCTGGATATATATGAATATGTAAAAAATATTTGTAATGATATTTCGGAAGATTTAAAAATAAAAACTTCCGATTATCTATGCGAAAATCAGGATTATTTTCTGTCTAATGATAAATCGGAAGATGAGGAATCTGCCGGAAAAGAGAATTTTTTGTTAGAACTTAAGCTAGACAATCGCGTATTTATGTCAAGAGTATTTCCCGCTTATTATTATCACCCAAAAGTGAGGTATGCGGTGGATATTCGACCAAGACTAAGGGAGATATTGTCAAAACTAACTGACATATTGTCTTCTAAAAAATTGGTCACAAAGTATGAAGGATATGATTTAACAAAAACATATCTGACGTACGAAATTTAATTTATTAATTATATATATTATTTAAAATGGAAGAAAAAGAAAAGAATTTTGGGTTCTTAGGACACTCCTTTCAGGAAGCTTTAATAAAAACTATTATCGAAGATAGAAAATATGGTGAAACCATAATTGATGTAATTGAAAGCAAGTATTTCGATAATCAATCCTTTAAGTTTATTATCCAAAATATAAAGGAATATTATGCAGCTTATGAAAGGATACCAGACTATATTAATATTCAGCAAAAAATAGTGGCCGAATATGGTAATATTGAATCCACAAAGAAAAATCTTGATACTCTTGATGTTATTAAAAATAATACCCAAGATGCCAGTTATGTAAAAGATAGGGCACTCAATTTTTGTAAGCAGCAAAATTTAAGAAAGGAACTTAAATTAGTTCAAAACATCATTGATAATGGTGAATTTGAAGAATATATAAAGATTGAAGAAATTATACAGAAAGCCATGCAAGTCGGTCTTCATGGTGAAGATGCGACAGATATCTTCCATGATATTGCTGGGGCATTAGAAAAAGACCACAGACATCCAATTCCCACTGGGATTGTTGGGATTGATAATTTACTTAAACAAGGGTTAGGTCGTGGTGAATTAGGCGTTGTTTTAGCACCTACTGGAACTGGCAAAACTACTATCTTAACTAAATTTGCAAATACAGCATTTAATTATGGTTTTAATGTGTTACAAATCTTTTTTGAAGATAACTTAAGTAATATCAAAAGAAAACATTATACCATATGGACTAATGTTGCCCCCGATGACCAAGTTCAAAATCCAATTGAAATAGAAGAAAAGGTTAAAGAAGCACAGAGCAGGTCTAAAGGTGCACTAAAACTTTTGAAGTTACCATCTGATAGTTTAACTATTAGTGAACTAAAATCACGCATTAGAAAAATGAATTCAGATGGATTTAAATTAGATTTGCTTGTATTGGATTATGTTGATTGTATATCTCCTGAGAAATCAGCGTATGGTGAGGAATGGAAGGGTGAGGGTTCGATTATGCGTGGATTGGAAGCAATGACAACAGAATTTAATATTGCAATTTGGACAGCAACACAAGGTAATAGAGAATCAATTTCTTCTGATGTGGTAACTGCAGACCAAATGGGTGGCTCCATTAAAAAGGCACAAATTGGGCACGTAATTTTGTCAATTGCAAAAACATTAGAACAAAAAGAAAATAATCTTGCAACACTTTGTTTATTGAAATCTAGAATTGGTAAAGATGGAATTCCATTCCCCAATTGTAAATTCAATAACGAATATCTTACTATTGACACTGAAAGTCAAACAACTCTTCTTGGTATGCAAGAAGACAAAGAGGAAGAAAAAAGACAAAGAGCAGCACAAGTATATCGTAATAGACAACAACAAAATAATCTTAATTAATCATGGAAAAAATTCTTTTAGAAAATCCGGGCCGTTTTGTTTTATTTCCAATTCAAAATCATGATTTGTGGAAGTTATATAAACAACAACAAGCATGTTTTTGGACTGCTGAAGAAATTGATTTAGCTCAAGACATCAACGATTGGGATAATAAATTAAATTCAGATGAACAACATTTTATTAAACATATTCTAGCATTCTTTGCTGCGTCAGATGGTATTGTCAATGAAAACTTAGCAGCTAATTTTGTTAATGAAGTTCAATATACTGAAGCAAAGTTTTTTTATGGTTTCCAAATTATGATGGAAAATATTCATAGTGAAACATATTCATTATTGATTGATACTTACATAAAAGATAAAGAAGAACAGAATTTATTATTCAATGCCATTGAAACAATTCCAGCAATTAAGAAAAAAGCAGAATGGGCATTAAAATGGATTAAGTCAGAATCTTTTGTTGAAAGACTTATAGCATTTGCTGCGGTTGAAGGTATTTTCTTTTCTGGTTCATTCTGTTCAATTTTCTGGCTCAAAAAGCGTGGTCTTATGCCGGGATTAACATTTTCTAATGAACTAATCTCTAGAGATGAAGGATTACATTGTGATTACGCTTGTCATTTATATAATAAACATATTGAAAATAAAATATCACAGGAGCGTATCAAAGAGATTATTTGTGGTGCTTTAGAAATAGAAAAAGAATTTATTTTGGAAGCATTGCCAGTAAAATTAATTGGTATGAATTCAGATTTAATGTCTCAGTATTTGGAATTTGTAACAGACCGACTATTAGTTTCACTTGGTGTATCTAAAGTTTATAAATCTGAAAACCCTTTTGATTTCATGCAAAATATTGCAATTCAAGGAAAAACTAATTTCTTTGAAAAGAGAGTTGCAGAATATCAAAAAGCGGGTGTGATTAATAAAGAAGCTGATGACCTTAATTCAGCATTTGGCGAAGTTGATTTTTAAAATATTAAGATTATGAAAGTTAAAAAGAGAGATGGTTCTTTAGAGGAAATGAGATATGATAAAATCACCAAAAGAATTGGTATCTTTTGTCATGATTTAAATATGGAATATATTGACCCCACCTTTATTACTTTAAAGGTGACTCAGGGAATATATGATGGTATAACTACCGCTGAATTAGATGTTCTTGCAGCTGAGACTGCGGCATCTATGGTAACTAAACATCCAGACTATGCTAAATTAGCTGGTAGACTTGCGGTTTCAAACTTACATAAGACAACGCCAAAAAAATTCTCACAAGCAATTAAAGAACTTTATTCATTTACAGAACCTCGTACTGGTAAAGAATCTTCACTTATATCTGATGAAGTTTATCAGTTTGTAATGGATAATAAAGAAGCGTTTGATGGGGCAATCAACCAAGACAGAGATTTATATTTTGATTATTTTGGTTTTAAAACACTTGAAAGGTCTTATTTGTTAAAGATAGCAAAAAGAGTAGTTGAAAGACCCCAATACATGTATATGCGAGTTGCTGTTGGAATTTGTAAAGGAGACGTTGAAATGGCTATCAGAATTTATGATGACCTCTCTCAACACTACTATACACATGCGACACCAACTTTATTTAATGCTGGCACTCGTAGACCTCAAATGTCATCATGTTTTTTGATTGGAAATAAAGGTGATGATATTGATGGTTTGTTTCAAACAATCGCTGATGTAGCCAAGATTTCTAAATGGGCTGGTGGAATTGGATTACATGTGCATGATGTAAGAGCTAAGGGTTCTTATATTAAAGGAACTGGTGGCGAATCTGATGGTCTTCTTCCTATGATGAAAACATATAATGAGGTTGCTCGTTGGATAAATCAAGGAGGTAAACGGAAAGGCTCTTTTGCAATTTATCTTGAACCATGGCATTCAGATGTTTTTGAATTTATTGATTTAAGAAAAAATCATGGTAAAGAAGAATTAAGAGCGAGAGACTTATTCTTGGCGATGTGGACACCTAATCTTTTTATGAAGCGTGTCGAAGAAGACGGCGACTGGTCATTATTTTCCCCTGATGAAGCTCTCGGACTATCTGATGTATATGATGACCCAACCAGTGGTGCATTAAATTTTACCGAATTATATGAGAAATATGAAAAGGAAGGCAAAGCTAGAAAGGTGGTTAAGGCAAGAAAATTGATGGATTCCATCATTACCGCACAAATCGAAACTGGTACTCCTTATATGTTATATAAGGACGCTGCTAACTATAAATCAAATCAAAAAAATCTTGGTACAATTAAATCTTCAAATCTGTGTACTGAGATTATTGAATATAGTTCACCGACCGAACAAGCTGTTTGTAATTTAGCCTCGATAGCATTACCAAAATACATATTGGATGGTGAATTCAATCATAAGTTATTATATGAATACACATATCAAGTTGTAAAAAACTTGAATAATGTTATTGATTTAAATTTTTATCCAACAGAAGAAACTAAACGTTCTAATTTTAAACATCGTCCTGTTGGATTAGGTATTCAAGGATTGGCCGATGTGTTTTGTATGTTAAACATTCCTTTTGAAAGTGAGGATGCAGATAAATTACAAACAGATATTTTTGAAACAATTTATTTTGCAGCATTAACTTCATCGAAAGATTTGGCAAAATTAAATGGGCCATATGAGTCAATTATTGGTTCACCAATTGAAAAAGGAATTTTTCAATATCAAATGTGGAACAAAAAAGATGATGATTTATCTGGAAGATGGGATTGGAAATCTTTGAGAAAAGAAGTTGTTAAATATGGCGTGCGTAATTCATTATTAGTTGCACCTATGCCAACAGCATCAACAGCTCAAATATTAGGTAATAATGAGGCGTTTGAACCATTTACAACAAATCTTTATTCTAGAAGAACATTAGGCGGTGAGTTTATTGTTGTCAATAAACATTTGGTTAATGAATTATTGAAACATAATCTTTGGAATGAAACCATTAAAAACAAATTAATTTTAGAAAATGGTTCAGTTCAAAATATTCCTGAAATTCCTACTGAAATTAAAGAAGTTTATAAAACGGTTTGGGAGATGTCTCAAAAAAGAATTTTACAAATGGCAGCAAATAGGTCTGTCTTTATTGACCAATCTCAATCCCTAAACTTATTTATTGATAATGCCACTAAATCGAAATTAATGGCTGCTCATTTATATGGATGGAAACTAGGTTTGAAAACAGGTATGTACTATCTCAGAACAAGAGCTGCGGTTGACCCGATTAAAGGATTAGGGGTAGATACTTCTACAACAAAACCTACGGAAACAACTACAGTAACTAATAGTACTGTTTTGACTCAGCCAGCATCTACTAGCTTTATACATGAGCAAAATACTGAAGTTGTTATGTTAACTGATAAACCATCTAGTTCTCCATTTGAATGTGAGGGTTGTGGGTCATAAGGTGTAATGGATGAAATTCTGTCCTTTTTGACGTCGTGCATCAAAAAGTAACGAATATTGGAGTATTCGTGAATCCATCGGTCCGGCCATATTGGATTTGAAAGTCGGACCCCAATATAATCCGGGATAAAACCCGGATTTTTTATTTATAACCATTTTATCATTAGTTATATTTATTGATATGGCCATAACATACGGTATAGATTTTCCATTTAGGGATAGCAGAAAGGGTGATTATTTAAGATTAACCGAAGACGATGAAAGAGAGGTTAGGGCCAATTTATTGCATTTATTATTAACCAGAAAAGGAAGCAGATATTATTTACCGGATTTTGGTACAAGACTATATGAATATATTTTTGATATGAATGATAATATCACCTTTGCATTAATTGAAGAGGAGATAAGAGAAGGGGTAAGAAAATATATTCCCAATTTAGATATTACATCATTAACGATAATATCTGCTGAAGATGACCCAGATACTGCAAGGTCATTTGCAGATGATGAGGATGAACGTTTATTCAGAGTTTCTGACGCATCTACCAGACCATATACTGCTAAAGTAAAAATTGAATATACTGTAAATAATGGAGCATTTTCTAGCTCTGACTTTATAATTATAAACATATAAAATGAGTAAAAAGATTTCATACGCAAAAAGAGATTTTGCTAGTTTAAGAGACGAGCTTGTAACATTAACCAAACAGTATTATCCTGATTTGGTTAGAAATACTAATGACGCTTCCATATTTTCTGTATTATTAGATTTAAATGCTGCGGTAGCAGATAATTTACATTTTCATATTGACAGAGTTTGGCAAGAAACAATGCTAGATTTTGCACAACAAAGACAATCATTATTTCATATTGCTAAAACTTATGGATTAAAAATACCGGGAAATAGACCTTCAGTAGCATTATGTGATTTTTCTATAAATGTCCCTGTAAGTGGAGACGCTGAAGATGAAAGATATCTTGGTATTTTAAAAGCTGGTGCTCAAATATCGGGTGGTGGTCAAATATTTGAAACAATAGAAGATATTGATTTTTCCAATCCTTTTAATAGTAGAGGCGAACCCAATAGATTAAAAATACCAAATTTTGATGGTAATAATAGATTATTATCTTATACCATAACAAAAAGAGAAGCCGTGGTAAATGGTGTAACAAGAATATTCAGAAAGGTTATAACTTCATTTGACCAAAAACCATTTTATAAAATTTATTTACCAGAATTAAATGTGCTTGGCATTACATCAGTAATACATAAAGAAGGTACAAATTTTGGTGGTAATCCAACAAACAACGAATTTGAAACATCGACAAATAAATGGTATGAAGTAAAATCTTTAATTGAAAATAAAGTATTTGTTCCAGACCCAACAACAGTGTCCGATTCTGAAAATTTTAAAGCCGGAACATATATAGAAGTAAATCAAAAATTTATTACTGAATATACCCCAGAGGGTTATTTTGTATTGACATTTGGTTCTGGAACTGTTGACCCAATGGATAATTTAGATTCATATATCAATGACAATTTAAAAGTAAACTTAGGAACATATCTAAACAATATGTCCTTAGGTTTAACACCAATACCTAACACAACAATTTTTATCAAATATAGAGTGGGTGGTGGTAAAGATACAAATCTTGGTGTTGATGTAATAACAAGTGTTGATAATGTGGAACTAAATATTTTAGGCCCTAATTCAACAATTAATACTCAAGTTGTTCAATCGCTTAGGTGTACGAATGTAACCCCAGCAATTGGTGGTGCTAATCAGCCAACTATTGAAGAAATTAGAAATATGATAGCATATAATTTTGCCGCTCAAAATAGGGCAGTAACATTAAATGATTATAAGTCACTTATTGAAACAATGCCATCACTTTACGGAGCACCCGCTAAAGTAAACGTTGTTGAAGAAAATAACAAAGTAAAAATTAAATTACTTTCATATGATGAAAATGGTAATTTATCCAGCACAATATCAAATAC